ATTCATAGTCGGCCTTTGAAATAGGTGGGCGGTGGAGGACGGCGCAGACACTGAAAGTGCGTTGCAGTCCTGCCGCCCGTGCGCGGGGTCGCGTTCGGTCAGCGGCTGGCGATGGCCTGTTTTTTCATCGCCGTTCCCAGCCGCTCAATGTCTTTTTTGACGCCGCAGCCGTCGTGCAGCTGATGCGCCCTTGCAAGGTGGGTCATCGCCTCCGAAGCCCTGCCCGCATCGCGAAGCACGTACCCGGTTATCTTGTGCAGCTTGGCGCGCACCTGATCGGGCATGTCTTCGGATTCCGTCATCGCAATGGTTGCCAGCAGCGGGTCAACATCGACCGGCGCTTTTGCCGTCCAGGCGCGCGTTGCCGCGCTGGCGACTTCCTCGGCCAGCAGATAGGGCAGGCTGGCGCGCTTAAAGCCGTCAGGCGACACAAGGCCATGCGCTAGGGCGTACCGGGCAATCTCCAGCGCGCCGGTCACGTCGCCCGCATCGAGCCGCCAGATCATGACGGTCATCAGTACGGCATCCTGTGCGCCTTTGCCTTTCTCCAGCACACCGGACACCCACGGCAGGTACTCAGGCAGCAGCTGACGCTTCATTTCCGCCTTCCGCTCGTTAGAGTGCACTTTCTTCAGGCGGCGCTTGTCGTAGTTCAGCTTGATGAGCATCTGCTCATAGCCGCTGGCGTGGCGCAGCGGGTTGTCGGCGTTCTGCGAGGCTTCGATAGCCTGCTGGCGCATGCGGTGAAGTCGGGCAGGGCTTAACATGCGTTACGCCTCCGTTTTTTCGGTGTCGGCAGCGCCGCCGTTTTCTGCCGCTGCTTCCTGCGTTGTGGCTGCAGGTTCAGCGAACACACCGACTTCGATGTTTTCAACCAGGCAACCGGCCGCATAATCCTCGATCACATAGTCCTCGTTAATGGACTCGTAGTTTTCGATGCGGTCGCGCTTCGGTACTTCGTCAATCAGACGGCGGTGCGTTCCTTCCTGCCAGTAAATCGACAGGTTATCGGTGCGGGTAATAAACATGGCGTCGGCCGGGAAGTACGGCACGCGCACCGCTGGCAGACCGCCGATGCGTTTCTGACTGATAATGACGTCAGCGGCCAGCTGCTCGGTGTTGGCCTGCGACTGGTTGACGATCGGGAAGTATTTATCAGCCAGCAGCTGACGGCCCACGATAACAACCAACTCCGGGTCTTCCTGATACCACGGCTCGATCAGGGTGTTGGTGGCATCCATCACCAGCGCATCAAGGTTGGCGTAATCTCCGTTTTTACCGACGCGGATTTTTTCAGAGACGACGGTGCCGTTTTCGTCGGTGATTTTGCTCATCACGCGCGCCGGTGCATCGTTGCGGTACTTCTGCAGCCAGCCGACGGCCACGTCCTGCAGCATCGGGTTCCTGGCGCGGTTCGAGGTTTTGGCGCGGGTCACGCCATTGAAGCCGATCATGATGCGGTCAAGCGCCTGACGCTTCACGATGGCGTCACGCAGACGGGCCTGAAAATCTTCATAACGCGCCCACAGGTCGAGCGTGTTATAGCGGATATGAAAGTCGTAGTTGACCTGCACACACTCATAGCCCTGTTTATCCAGCGCGGCAAAATCAGCGGTTTCGCGCTCATCGCCGCCTGCCGTATCGGTCACGCTGGCAATTGAGCCGGACACGCCGATCCCGATTTTCTCGCCCTTCATTTCGGACACCGGCACGATGTTGATGCGGGTCAGGAAGTCGGAAGATTCCTGCACGCGGTTCATCAGTGTCTGCGTGACCGTCGGCTCAACGGTAAATTTCTTGTTCATGTCGTCGGTTTCGACGCCGTTCAGCTCGGCGAGGCGGGTCATGAACTGGTTAAACTTGAAGCGGGTATTCTTGCGCATTGGCGTTCCTGTTTATCTCTGTGTTGGGTTTTAACGTTCAGGCAACGCCTGATTAGCAGTCGGTCTGCGCGCCGGACTTCGGATCGCTGCCGGTTGCCGCCGGGCGGCTGTTAAAGCTGCCGTCGGTCTGCGAAAGCTGGCCCTGCAGCGCAGCGAAAGCGGCGCGGTCTTCCCCGGCCTGCTGCTCGATAGCCTCCAGACGTGCGGTGACGGATTGCTCCAGCGCCGACAGCTCCTGCGTCTGGCTCTCCGCGTTCAGCTGTACCTGCTCAGCGACGGCCGTTACCGCCGCGCTGACGTCAGCGAACTGCTCGCCATCGGTTTTCTTTTTGGCAGAGAACATCGCCGAGATGCGCGCCAGCAGTGAAGGTGACGGCTCGGCCATCTCTTCAAACTCGATCACGGTTTCTTCAGCGGCAGTAAAGAGGTTGCCTTTATCCTGCTTGCGTGACGCCAGCGGATTAACTTTGGCCGTGGCGCTGAAGCTCAGAATCTCCGTGCCGAGGCTTGCCGGGTCGTCGGTGACGGCAAGGCCGACCAGATACGCCTCGCCCGTGTCGGCGAACTCAGGGTTAACTTCAATGGAGGTGTAGATTTTCTGGCGCGCTTTGGTCAGCTCGACCAGTTCAGGCGTCGGATCAATCCAGCCAAACAGCGCCAGCTTACCTTTGAGCGGGCCGTCGCCGATTTCTTCAGCCTCGACGGCGGTCACGTCACCAAAGCGGCGGAAAGTGCTGTCGGCGGCATAGCCCCGGATGTGTTCCATGTTGATGCGTGCGCCGTACATTTCCGGGCTGTAGTTTTTCGCCATCTGCGAAATCCAGTCACGGGAAATGACACGGCCGTCAGTGGTTGCGCCTTCAACTGCGATACGAAAACGCTTTGCTTTGATTGCTGCCATTAATCAGGCTCCGGTCAGGTGTTGGGTCGGTTCGGGGCCAGTTTCCCCGTCACCACACAATCCCTCAACGAATGCCAGCCCGCTGATGCATCAGCAAACAGGGACAGCAGGCGCGCCATTTTCGGCCCCGGTAGCCTTGCCGTTATGAAAACGACACCGACAACCATCATCAGCGATCCGCGCCGTCAGGCCGCGCTGCTTTACTGGCAGGGTTATTCCGTGCGCCAGATTGCGGAGACGCTCGGACAGAAAACGCCAACCGTGCAGAGCTGGAAGCTGCGCGACGCGTGGGACAACGTTGCGCCCATCAGTCGCGTGGAATCCAGCATGGAGGCCCGGCTGATCCAGCTCATCATGAAAGAGGTCAAGGGGAATGGTGATTACAAAGAGATAGACGCGCTCGGCCGTCAGATTGAGCGCCTTGCCCGCGTTGAGCGCTACCGCAGCAGCGGCAACGAGGCCGACTTAAACCCCAACGTGCGCAACCGCAACAAAGGCGAGCGCCAGCCGGTTGTTAAAAATGAGTTCAGCGAGGAACAGACAGACAAGCTGACCGGCGTGTTTATGGATAACTGCTTTGAGTATCAGCTCAACTGGCATAAAGCCGGGCTGACTCACCGCATCCGCAATATCCTGAAGTCGCGCCAGATTGGCGCAACGTTCTACTTTGCCCGCGAGGCGCTGATCGATGCGCTGACCACCGGCCGCAACCAGATTTTTCTTTCGGCCAGCAAAGCGCAGGCGCATGTCTTTAAAAACTACATCATCGACTTTGCCCGCCAGGCTGACGTTGACCTGAAAGGCGATCCCATCGTGCTGCCGAACGGGGCGCGCCTGATATTTCTTGGCACGAACGTGCGTACCGCGCAGAGCTACACCGGCAACCTCTATCTGGACGAATATTTCTGGATCCCGAAATTTCAGGAGCTGCGCAAAGTTGCCAGCGGCATGTCGCTGCACAAGAAATGGCGCACGACCTATTTTTCAACGCCGTCGGCTCTTTCACACAGCGCTTATCCGTTCTGGTCAGGCGAGCTGTTTAACAAGGGGCGGCGCAACAGAGATGATCGCATCGAGATAGACCTGTCGCATTCACACCTGGCAAAAGGCGCGCTATGCGGTGACGGGCAGTGGCGGCAGATTGTCACGGTTGAGGATGCGCTGACTGGCGGCTGCAACCTGTTCGACATTGAGCAACTGCAGCTTGAATACAGCCCGGCGGAATATCAGAACCTGCTGATGTGTGATTTTGTCGATGATGAGGCGAGCGTGTTCCCGTTTGCAGAGCTGCAGAGCTGCATGATCGACAGCCTGGAAGAGTGGGAAGATTTTAACCCGTATCTGCCGCGCCCCTTTGCATACCGGCCGGTCTGGATCGGGTATGACCCGTCGCACACCGGCGACAGCGCAGGCTGTGCGGTTATCGCGCCGCCGCTCGTTGCGGGCGGTAAGTTCCGCGTGCTGGAGCGTCACCAGTGGCGGGGCATGGACTTTGCCGCGCAGGCGAAATCTATCGAGGACTTAACGAAAAAATACACCGTTGAATATATCGGCGTGGATGCCACCGGCATCGGCCAGGGTGTTTTCCAGCTGGTACGCCAGTTTTACCCGGCCGCGCGTGAGATCAAATACTCGCCGGAAGTTAAAACCGCAATGGTGCTGAAGGCGAAAGACACAATCAGCAGCGGGCGGCTTGAGTATGACGCCGGGGCAACGGACATCACGCAGTCGTTTATGGCTATCCGCAAAACCATGACGGCCAGCGGCAACCGCTCAACCTATGAGGCGAGCCGCAGTGAAGAGGCCAGCCACGCCGACGTCGCCTGGGCAATCATGCACGCACTGTTAAACGAACCGCTTACCGCAGCCAGCGGCGGCGCTAACCCCTCAATTCTGGAGTTTTACTGATGAGCAAACGCAGAGGCCGCAAGGCTCACACCGCCACCGCGCAGCCGTTACAGGCTACAGCACCACAGCAGCACGCCGAGGCGTTTACCTTTGGCGATCCGACGCCGGTCATGGATAAGCGCGACATTCTGGATTATGCCGAGTGCATCGGTAACGGGCGCTGGTTTGAGCCGCCGGTCAGTTTTAGCGGGCTGGCTAAAAGCCTGCGCTCAGCTGTACATCACAGCTCGCCGATTTACGTAAAGCGCAACATTCTGGCATCAACCTTTATCCCGCACCCGATGATGAGTCAGCAGGAGTTCAGCAAGTTTGCGCTTGATTACTTGGTCTTCGGCAACGCCTTTGCCGAGCTGCGCCGCAATGGTCTGGGTAAGCCGCTGCGCCTTGAAACCACACCGGCCAAATTCACCCGCAGGGGCGTGAAGGACGGCGTTTACTGGTTTGTGAATGACTGGAAAGAGCCGCATGAGTTTTCGGCCGGCAGCGTGTTTCACCTGCTGGAGCCGGATATCAATCAGGAGCTGTACGGCCTGCCTGAATACCTCAGCGCGCTTAATTCCGCCTGGCTGAATGAGGCGGCGACTCTGTTCCGCCGCAAGTATTATCAGAACGGCGCGCACGCCGGTTACATCCTGTATATGACCGATGCGGCGCAGAGCAGCAGCGACGTTGACCGGATGCGGCAGGCGATGCGCGACACGAAAGGGCTGGGTAATTTCCGCAACCTGTTCATGTACGCGCCGAACGGTAAGCCGGACGGGATTAAGATTCTGCCGCTTAGCGAGGTGGCGACGAAAGACGATTTCTTTAACATCAAGAAAGCCAGCCGCGATGACCTGTTAAGCGCGCACCGCGTGCCGCCGCAGATGATGGGGATTATCCCTGACAACTCCGGCGGGTTCGGTGACGCGGTGAAAGCGTCTCAGGTGTTTGTGCGTAACGAGCTGACACCTCTGCAGGAGCGATTTAAAGAAATAAACAATTGGCTTAAAGAGGATGTTATTTCTTTTCAGTCTTACTCATTATAATTAACGGCTTGAGGTAGGCCAATATAATTGGCCTACCTCAAGTTATTCATAATTTAATTCACCAAATAAACCAATCATCAAATCCTCATCTATTACTTCAAATGGTAGCTCAACATAATCATCAGGATGTCTAGGCTTAGCTCTTCCATCGTGAGGCGCATTTTTAGTATGCCCTTTAACATGCTCGCCATTTTCCTTAATGTATGGAAAAACTACAATGCGGCCATGATTTTTTGAAATGATTGTTCCTTGATGCCACAGGGCTTCGCCACTTTTAGATTGCTCACTACTGTGTGATGCTTTCACAGTCCAACCAATACCACCTTCTTCTTCATACCAAAATACATAGCTACCAGCCATAAGGACTTTTTGCCCTTTGTTTTTAGCATCACTAAGCATTCTTTTGATACTAGCCAGCTGAAGTAGCTGGTTTGCTCTAGGAAGTAACATTATTCTAATTTCAGATTTGGTTTTACCCCAATGATCAGCACCTGATAAGCCGAAAGCTCTAGCTATAATTTCTCTATATGCAATTTTAGCTGTTCTCTCGTTATACCTATAGCTATCTGACCAAGCTATTTTATCAGTGTGAGTTAAAGATCTTCCTAGAACTCTTCTGTTTCCTTTAAGGTGAGCAATCTCTATCAAAGGATTTTTATTAAGCTCCCCCATTAATTCATCTAATAAATCGACGTGATTTTTCTGCAAATAATATGAAGGAATTTCGATCTCTTCTTTTGCAGGCCGAGGGGCAGATTCAACAGTCTTTAAAGCAGCAGCAAGCATTAATTTCTCTTCTTTTAATAACCTAGCTCTAGCTTTAATTGCCTTGTCCGCTTTAAGCAAAAGAGATTCTTTTAATTCATCACTTTCAGTTGATAATTTTATTTGAGTGGCTATATTTTTGTTAATTATATCCGACTCTTGAATACATTCTTCAAAACTTGAATACGAAACAATCCTCTTGGTAGTCTCAAGCTTATCAAACCTTTTTTTCCACCGAAACGATGAAATGCCTCCATCTGTATAGTTAAATAGCACCCAGTCATCAAATAAGGCGCGGTAAGTTGGATAAACCGCAATTATCAAATCATATGGATATTCCGTGCTTCTCATTGAGAGTCCTTAGCTAATTTTTTATTTATAGGTAATATAGTTAGATTAAATGACGAGGTTGCAAGCTGTGAAAATGTGATAAAGAGTAATAACGAATAATTCATTAGCGAGCATGAACAGTCAAGTTTTTTTCTTTGGACTAAAACATTGTTAAAAGAGGTGAGAGCGTTTTTTGGTCACCAATGATTTCTTTGTTGCAAAGCGCTGCGCGCGCAATGCTATCCCCGCCACGCCTGCCCGCTTTATGCATCGCTTTTCATGCATGTGCATGTGTTACCTCTTAACGCGCCAGCACTGGCTTCACACACGTTGAGCGATCCAATTTGGATCATGCGGATTCATGCAAGCATATGCACTTTGATGCAGAAGCAAAAAGCCACCTGAAAGGTGGCTAGTGAACGGTAGGGAAGGGGCAATTAATCATTCTGCCTGGTAGTAAATATCGGCTTCGAAAATAGCTGTGTCGATTGTCTCTGCCATGTCGCTGATCATCGACAGTGCCATTTTTAATTCATCTTCTTTGCAATGTGCGATCAGCGATACGTCAGCAATGAACTGAATGCGTGCAACCGTCTCGCTTAGATTATCTATATCCATCAAATGATTAACTCCTTCTAGTCAAAATATACTGTATGTATAAACAGTATCATGATGAGCTAAAATCGTAAACAAGCGTGCGGCTCAGATTAGTCCGACTGCCGTTTTATTAATCAGGTAGCTGTATGCCTCTTTTTCTCGCGAGCGCAATGAAGCGCTTTAGTGGAGTGGGAATTTTGCGCCGTTTATGGAAAAGGTAGCCGCCTGTACCGCTCCAGTAAGAAAGCTCCCCAACCTTGATTGTGTGGCCGTTCATCATGCGCACAGCTTCACCATCGGACAGTATTAACCTTGAGATCTCAAAGAAACTCTTTTTCAACGCCTCCCGTTCTGTGCATTGACTCACTTCAGGTGGATATTTGTCCGGCTCAGGTTGCTCCTGCGCTGACTTTTCTCTTAATCGCTTTAGAATCCTTCTGCGCTCGGCACGAGTAAATGGCTTTGTAAAATCGATAGTACCTTCAGAATCTGCTTGCTCCGTACAGTTATTGACAGAACTCCGAGAGGACGCAGGCGCGTCCTTAAATTCAAAACCCCAATCAACGGCACGTTTCGGGACAATCTTCCATTGCATCAGACGGGTTAAAATTGGCATATCGTTGCCAACTTCAGTTGCGTAAACACCCTTGATACGCACGGTTTCCTCTCCGTACTCATTCATGTCTTCGCTTGCCTGATACCAGGTGCGCACAGCCAGCTCGTCGCGGCGCACAAATGGGCCGCCCTGCGCGTTAACGTATCCGGCCCAGTCGCCTGCGTCGGCTGCATCATGCGCTGCCGCAAACTCGACACTAAGCCCGTGTGCGGTTTCGCTGTCAGCCATTCGGCGCAGTTCGCGGTAAACCGTGACCGGCGCGCCGCCCACAAACTGGAATTGTCGGATGTGCCAGCGTGCCGCCCAGGCAGAAACGGCCGAGGCGGTTTCCTTAAGGTCTTTGCCGCTTTCGTCGTCTGTCTCACCGTCCAGCGCATAGCCGTCGATATTTTTGGAAATGTATTTAGCAACGTAACCCGTTGCGCTGCCTTTCTCCGGATCGATAGCCTCGGCGTGAAAACGGGCCTTACGGGCCTTGTCGGTTGTCAGCTCGCTGCCGTCTTCCTGACAGGCGTAGTCGCGAATAATCTCGCGCACACGCTCAGCCTGCTCCGGGCGCATAAACATAAGCATGTGCCAGTGCGGGGTCGCATCATGATGAGGCTCAGCAACGCGGATCCCGAAGATGCGGATTTCTTCGCGATGCAGCTTGGCTCGGATTTTCTGCCAGACGCTGCAGAGATAACGCTGCGTGTCGGCCGGGCAGGCACCGTTCCATTTACGGTTACGATGCCCGGTTTTGATTGTGGCGTGATAGCGCGCGGGGGCGGTCAGCGTGTAGAACTCGCCGATAAAGCCCATTTCATTGCAGATGTTTTCAAAACCACGAATACGGGTCATCAACTCGCAGCGGCGGATCGCCGGGTTGGCCACGCTGCCGTCGTATTTCTCAATCAGGCTGATGCGGTTGCCTTCTTCGTCTTCCAGCTCCATTCCCTTCAGAAATTCACGGGTGCGGCGCTTCTGCTCGCGCCACTCTGAAACGGTCATGCTGCTGGCGTAGGGTGTGTGTTTTTTGCTGACGTTAGCTAGGGCAATCTGAAGATGCTCACGCCATGATGCGGCCACGCGGCGCAGTCGGCCTTTCCACCATTTTTCCGTCTGCATACGCATGATCGCCGGGGTAACTTCCTCCGGGTCAAACAGCCGCGACGTGACTTTATCCCACAATGGCGGCGTCTGGCTCAGTTCACGGGTGATGGTAGCGGCAGTCATGTAAACGCGGTGCGTGTATTTGTAATCTGACTCGTCGCTGGACTGCGCGTGAGCCTGTACCAGCTCGGCGAGGATGAAATTAGCCACATCCCCGGCCAGCAAATCGACGTCGGCGCGAGCCATATCCGGCAGTCGGTTGAAGCGGCGCATCAGCTCCCATAGCTGACCACCTGCGCTGGCCGCGCCATCCTGTTTAGTGGCATTACCTGCCAGCAAGTTAAATGCGCCGCCGCTCATTTCACGGAGGCGATATTGAGCGTTAACGGTTTCGACGCGTGGCAATGTGCGCTCAACGAAGGTTTTCGTTAAGTACGCATTGGCACGCTCAATACCCTGTGTTTTTTCCAACTCACTAAACCGACGCTTTACATCAATCTGAATCAGCGTCGGTTGCTTTTCGAGTAGTTCCTGCGCACGCACTAAAGCCGCAATCATCTGAGTGCGGCTGTGCATTTCCTCATAGGTTGGGTATGGGCTGGCAATGGCTTCCCGTGGAGCATTCCACGGGTAAACGTATGCTTGCGGCACATCAGAAATAGTATTAGTTTCTTCGCTGATATTAAGAAGGGAGGCATCCAATGGAACCGGAATCATTTACTCAACGCCCTTATTACGCCGAGAATATTCATTTTCTGGATGGCGTGAGAGCGCCTCTACGCGCTGTAAGACTTTTATCAGCGCACGACATGTATGCTGCTTGCGACGCGTTTTTGGGTCAGACACAAAACTACCGACCAGAGCGCTGGCTTGGCTCAAAATCCAGTCGAGACGATCTTGTTCGTCTTTTCGTATGGAGTTTTGGAGCAGAGTGGCTACCTCACGGAGAATGGAAAGGCTCAGTTCAGCGCGCATTGAATAGCGTGCGCCAACAGCTAATGAGCAACCGTAGACACGAATTCGATGAGTGGGACGATTGGGAATCTCTACAGTCAGATATTCACATTTCGCTTCAAGCGACTCGCAAGACTGTTGAGTTTTTCTGCGCGGGCGACCCGCGATTTCTGCCAATGCCGACAGACCTGTTCTTGGTCCCTGATCACTTCGGGAAATTTCTTTGCTCACTTGTTGCCGGCACTGTGAGTCCGGCATGGATCGCAACGGTTGATAGCGAAATGACACCGGGATGCCGTAATGGGCTGCATCCGATTTATGCTGAACGTGAGATTTAGAATTGCTCATGCCGCACCGCCTTTGCGTGAATTGCCGAATCTTTCTTCGATGTCCTGGCAATTAACGCAGCGTGTAACTCCGTAAGTAGCGCGGCGACGTTTTTCAGGGATAGGAGCGTTGCAGTCTTCACAGAAAAATACAGATACACCGACAGGTCGATTAGTGATTAACGCAATATTGCGAGCCAGCATTTCGTCGGTGCGCTGCTGTACGATGTCCATTGAGTCAGCCATTAGTGCGCCTCCTCAATCTGTGCCTGGATTTTTTCCGCTTCCTGATTAAGCAGCTCGGCTGCTTCGATGTGTGTCATTCCATCACTACGAATTTTCCACGCCAATACATTGAGGCGGGAGGCCATAAGTTCTGCACGAGCAAGACGCTCTTCGCGACGCGCATCATTCAGCATCATATCGAGTTCGATATAAGAATCAGGCTTAGTGGTACCAGGTAATTTATTCAGCATATGATTTCCTCGTATTCAGGCAAAGCGAATCCCGGCGGGTTTACGCCAATTAATCGCTTTGATTTATTTAGTTCGAAAGAGTCATTCGTTTGGGGAATAAACTCACAACGGCTTTCAGATGGTTCATTGCGCGAATAAGTGCGTTTCTTTCATCGGTAGTGAGATCAGTAAAATCGGCTGAGTGCCGGTCTTTGCCGATGTGCGCTAGGAAAAAAATGGCGCTTAACACACGTTTGTTATCCTGATAATTACTGTCAGTCACATCGCGCATTTCAGCAATAAAACGGGCTACATCTTTTTCGCAATTACCGCCCATCAGTTGCGCGCGGAGTAGAGCGACATGATTCAGGGCGGCAACGCGTTGACCGGTTGTCAGTTCGACCAACATGGAATCGCCTTCAATAGCCATGATTTGCTCCTCTTAGGTAATGCTTGTGCTTTGACTTCTGAAGCTGACGGCGTTACTGGATTCCAGCGCTTACCGTTTTCTCCGATGATCAAGCCGTGTCCGTATGACATTGATGGGCTTTGGCGTTTAAGCCTTGCAGCCAATGAGATCATGATTACCCCTTAACTCATGCCAAATGATGCCCCGATGCCGCTGATAGCATCTACAGTTGAGGACAGTGCCGGGTTAGCCTGAATGCGCGCCTGCACTGCCATTGCCGCCAGAGTTAAGCAGCGAATTCCGCTATTAACGTTTTGCAGAAGGCCACGTTTACAGTTGGCTGTCATAGGTTCTGTAGAGGTTGCCCCAGCTGCTAACTGGCCTACTTCTGCGGTGGCTTTCATGACATACAGGGGGAATTTTTCATCAGCGACTTCGTTTACCGGCACGCAGGGGAGGCACTGGATTTGCGCCAGCAGGCCATCAACTAACGTTGCATCCTCAGTGACATCAGTAAGAGCTAAAACTTCTAATACGGTAAGCTGATGCGGCTGGTCTGGATTCAGCTTATTACGCAGGGTTTGCGCACGAATCCCGGACTGCTTCGCGATATCTTCAATGTTATGAGCTAGTGCAAATTTGCGACATGCATCGTCGTAATGGGCATGGGTAGAAACCTTGAAATCAAACATGTTCAGATCCTTCTTAACTTGCAAAATCAAGTTACGGTTTGATGTAGCGGCATTTGATTGCTTGCTGCCGATTCTTCTCACGCCAGGCAGCAATATTGATAAGCGGATTACCATGCTTGGTCATGGTGGTTTCTACTACTTCGCCGGTCTTACGGTTGGTGCGGTTCTGTGTGTAGGTGAAAGATGGGGTAGGAGCGAGCAGCACAACACCGTTAGCAATCCACTTCTCCAGCACCGACAGGCTAATACGGTTAGCTGCAGCAAAGTCCTGCTTAGACATTGTTGGGGATGTGGCAAGCGTGACGGCTTTGTTTACGGCGTCGTTTACTGCTTCGCTGATGGCAGGCATTAAAATCGCTGCAACATTGGCAATAAAATCTTGAGATTGCACTAAGTCAAATGCGTTTTGACTGTTTGCATTTTCAGTATGCATAACGCAGTATCTCCTTTAGGTCGTTTTGTTCTACTGTGTTTCATGTGGTGTGAAAGCACTTTAGATCGTAAAAGCGATTTGGTAAATGATTATTTATCACTTTTCGGTGTTTTTTATGATCTCGAAGAAAGAAGACAGTGCGCGGATTCTTGAAAGACTTATGTCTTCGTATGGTGTCAATACCCAGAAGGAACTCGCGAATTGTCTTGGTATACCTGCTAACAACATCAGTGGTTGGACTCAACGAGGCCGTGTGCCAGGCAATGCTATTATTAAGTGTGCATTAGATACTGGCGCAGACTTGAAGTGGCTAAGTGGCGGCGAACTTGCAAAAGCAAATTCTACTGAACCGGATTTTAGTCGTAAGGGCGCTGCATTATATGGCGAAATTATGTCAAACGGCGGGAGGCCCGTCCTGCGGCGAATCATGGACGCTTACGGTTTCACCTTGCAAAAACAACTTTGCGACTTGTTAAATATTTCTTCGGGTACGGTCAGTACATGGATTCGTCGTGGCTACTTTCCCGGCGATGTTGTTATAACTTGCGCACTCGATACGGGCGTATCATTGGAATGGTTAGCTACGGGTCAAACTAAGCGTAGCAATACTGTTAGAGACGGTGATAATAGAGCTGTTTTTGTACCTAAATTTAGATTAGAAGGAGGCAGGCTAATTGAGGATGGTTTGTGGGCAACAGATATTAGCCTTTTTCAGGCAGGGTCAGAAAAAATAATTTACGTGGAAGGTGTGACACGTTCTTGGTTGATTAACGATCAGAAGGAAGAGATTGGTAATGGACGTTGGGTTGTTAATATAGACAATTCTTATGATGTTTTTGATTTATTCAGACTACCTGGAAACAGGCTAACTATTTCTAATGAAAAAATAAGCTTAGAGTGTAAATCTGAAGAAATAAGCATTTTTGGAATGGTTTTGTTTACTATCGAGAGACATGTTTAAAACTAAAAACCTAAAGGAATTTAAGGATTTTTATGTATAGAATTCAGAGTGTTGAAATTAGCGGCTTCTGGCAAAGACTTAATGCTAAATGTAGTTTTAATGATGATGTTAACATTATCATTGGAAGAAATGGCACTGGCAAGACGACATTTATGAATATATTAAATAGTATTCTTTCTGTTGATCTTGAAGGAATTAACAATAACGATTTCGAGTCGGCAGAAATTAAGCTTAAAGATGGTAAAAAGACTAAGACTATTAAGATTAGCAAGCAAGACTCTGAAAAGTTACCATTTACTATTATTGAATATCAAGTTTCATCTAAAAAATATCCTCTTCGAGTAATCAATAGTGATGATAGGCGCTTATCTGCAAGCTATCGTAGAAAGTCATTTGAAGAATCCGAAGAGCTTCGAGCTATACTGGAAAAATTAGTCTCTTTGTCTTCGTTGTCGGTTTATCGTTTGAGAAATGGTGAGGAATATGAGGTTAGAGATAAATACGGTCTTCGCCTTATTAATCCGATTGATTTTAGATTGGGCCAGCTATTACAAAATTTAACTAAGTATCAATTAGATTTATCTCAACGTGCCCGCGAGATAGCAAATAACTTACAAAAAGATGTTCTTGCATCAATACTATATAGCCAAGAAGACTTTGATGACGTTTATGCTTTCGATTTCGAAAAGGAAAGAGAAAAAAGCAATCTGATTTCTGCCTATTCGCAACTAAATGCTATGGATGCAAACGTTAGAAAGCGTATAAGCTATCATGTTGATAACATAGAAAAAACATTTGTTGAGATTAGAAATGTTAAAAAGAAAGAGGCGCCTTTAAATGTTGATTTTCGTTCTTTAGAAGCGCATCGTAAAACACAAAAAATAATTAAGATGTCGCTTCAATCAAAAGAATTAACTGAGAAGATATTTGCACCCATTGAACTTTTCTTAAACACCCTTAAAGAATTTATAATAGAAAAACATTTCTCTTTCGTTGCAGGAGAGTTAACTATTAATAATACTAGTGGTGAAATCAAGCCAGAACATTTATCTTCTGGCGAAAAACAATTGTTAATTTTATTTATTGAAACTTTGCTTCAGCGTCAACAGCAGTATGTTTTTTTAACTGATGAGCCTGAGTTGTCTTTACATATTGCCTGGCAAAGAAAAATAATCCCAGCTATTAAAAGGCTAAATCCAAATGCGCAGGTTATTGCAGCAACTCACTCTCCTGAAGTAGCTTCAAAATACAGGGACTCAATCTTTGATATGGAGAAATTAGTTCATGTCTGAGTTAGTCTATTCTCAAGAAGCAGAAAGTATTTTAAATCTTTTTTATCAAGCTGATTACATGGTATATGTAGAAGGAGAGGACGACATATGCTTTTGGGAGGTAGTTTTAAATAAAACATCAAGTCTTAAATTTGAAATACAAGACGTCGGTGGTTGCGATCTCCTGTTGCCATACATAGAAAAAGTAAAGAATGAAGAAAGTAATTGTATTGTGGCTTGCGACTCTGATTTGATTAAATTTAGCCCAGAATATCAAGACGTTAAAGGTGTTATCAGAACCTACGGATATTCAATTGAAAATTCATTTGTTACTCCTAAAACTGTTTTGAGGGTGATAAAATTATTAGGTAAAATAAATGCCCGAGAAATGCCAAATGTAGACTATGAACAATGGTTGAATAACTTCAATCAAAAGTTTTTTAGATTAATATGCTTGGATATTTACAATTTCCTCAATAATAGAGGTGTGTCGGTAGTAGGTGATAATGCAAGTAGGTTTATGATCTCTAAAAACTCATATGAGATTTGTGAATTGAAGATTGAAGATTTTATTCAATCTCTTCCACAAGATTTCATAGAGTTAGATCCCATTACCATAAGCTCCTTGATTCAACCTGAAATCCCTTCAATTGACTTTTGGATAAGAGGGCACTTCCTATTTTCGGCGGCGCAAAGATACATCAGCGGAATGTTAAAATCTATGGGTAAAAAGGTTTCATTATCTACAGAATCACTTTACTCAAATTTGATAAGCTCTTTCGAAATACAATTTAATGAGAATCACGAGCAGTATAGTCACTACAAAAATCAGATGGATTTTCTCTTGTGAAAGTTTAGTTGGATAGCTTTCAAAGCCATTTGATCGCCATCTTGCCTTCTAACTTGTTGAATAAAAAGGCCGAGTTTAGTATTCGGTCTTTTTTTGGCTGGTATTTATATTGAATTTTTCATCGGTGCGAAAAATATCCCGAACCTGTCCTGTTCAAACTATTCCCACCACTTATTTCTTACCCAATATGTTGAGACACTTTTTCGTTATAACGAAGTTATTTTTAGCGAAGAGTTTTTGCGCAAAATACTCCCCATATGCCACCTCATACCCTCGCCTGACAGACCTTAGTATTTCGTGAAATGTTCAACGCATATGGCATAACCGTGCCCCGCTTTCTGCCTTCTGTCGTATTGACAGAAATTGTTCAGGCGACTAACGCTCCCGTCTCACTTCAGGTGAAGATGGCTTCACAGCATCTCTGCCGACATTATCTGCGCTGGCTCAAGCCGTTTCACCCGTTGGCGCTGCACGGCCCGAACGTTCCGCAGCGGACAACGAAGTCATCAGTCAGGCATCTTTAAAGATAAGGACATAGGTCTGATCAGACAGAAGAGGCACTTAGTTTTAAAGGTGTTCAGGGGGAAAGGAAGGCTTGCGATCAGAGTTTGGTGATAAGCTATCAGGTAATGATCGTTTTATCTTCCTGTGGCACTATAAAACGGCCATTGTCATAAACGAGGGATTGAGTATGACTTCAGGAACAGCAGCGAGGCAGGAACCCGGACGTTACTATACTTTTGAGTCGAGATTGCCTGAGGGCGTTTTTTTTGAGTTTCGACCCAGCCATTTGCCCAGAAACGCAAAGCCTGTAACCGATGAAAACAGTGGTATGTGTATAGGATACACGGTCGCACAGGCCCCGGGATTATGGCAGGTTTATGATGTCCAGGGGCATTTTGTCAGGCTGGAAGAAGCACCACTTGAAACACCATTATTTGATCCAACTGATATTGCCCTTTTTGGATTAGGGGTTTTCCGTATTCTTCGAACGGGACGAGTTCTGTTTGAATCAGGGGCACGTGCGGCACTTTCAGCAAAAATTAGTCAGGGTACGTTATCTCTTTTGCGAGGGCGGTTAAAATTCGGTCTGCATGCGCGCAGTCTCAAAATGACGGAAGCAGCCGCAAAGCATATGTACGATCCTGCTCGATATGTTCCTTTGCAAATTCAGGAAAAAACTATTCGTTATGGCAAGTGCATGCCAGATCCTCGTGAAGGAGAAGGAATGTTCCGTTACGAAACAGATATCTATAAATTGCGCTTCGATAAGCACCGTCGGGAGTATGTTTATCAGAAGTACAGATTTGAGGTGATTGTCAGAGAATCTGACTGGACAATATCTCATTTTAAATATTTTTATTAACTAACAGGAACATTTCCATGTTTGATCTCAGGAGTGAAGAATTTACTTTCGTAATCGCGCCTTATGAACGCGTGGTGGAGAATGAAGTCGATCCTGTTAACCATAACTGGGACTGGATAAAATCCTGGGTAGAATTCTCGGTAAGCGGCCTTAACGTAGCGTTTAAAACGGAATTTACCGTTGGAGAATTGAAACTATTGAAAAAAGAATTTGCATCTTTCCAGCAGGCGATAATTAATCAGCAAAAGCTTAAATCGTTCACATATCAGAGTGATATTCATCAGCTTGATATGATAGTGACAAATGAAAACAGTATTGATAGTGTCACTATCGAATTTATTCTTCGCCCGGAACCCCATGCCGACAGTGTTCAGGTTAAAGGCAGTTTTGGCCTTGATGAAACCTATTTTCCCGATGTTTTAAAACGACTTGATGAAATGATTGAATGGCAGAATTAGGCTGGTTATTCATTACATCTGTTTCCTCTCATGCGAGAGAACTGTCACCCTGAATACTGCAGGCGACGGGCTGATGCGTGATGCACAGGCCCGGCGTCCTTCCTCGGCTACGGATGCTCGCCAGCAGGAGTCACTGCATTCTTAATCTGTCTGGTTCACGATAACCCGTTCGCTCAATTGCCGCTTTTTGCTGATTTTATTGCGCAGGTCATTAATCCCCCCCTTTTCAGAAAATGATATTTTCAGCCTGCCCGCAGAATTATAAAATGCTGGTTTAACAGGGAGATATACCATGAAGAATGTTGTGCTAAGTATGCTTGCCAAGATTTCACAAATAGATGCAAGCACCAAACAACTCACCGCGCGCGTTGAGGCGCAGTCTCTGTTGATCAGTGCGCTGGTGCTCGCGGTAAGTAAGCAGGGCGGCGTAACGGAGATGATCGAGGGCGCGAACAAGGCGATCAACACGGTAATTGACTCCGCAGACTCAGATGAAATGCTCAAGTCTGATGCGGCACTTCTTTTAAGCGAACTTCAGGATTTACTGATTATCTCTCGCGCGGTTGATGGCGCAGATGAAGAAATCAATCATGAGGCACTCAATGAGCTGGCCGGGGTGACCTCACCCGCACAGCTTCTTCAGGAAGATAACTGATTCGTTGCCTCTGGCCCGCCGCGCGCGGGCTTTTCAGTTCCATTTCTCTTTGAGCAACGCTCTCAGATCCCTTTCAGACAGGCCTTCCCCCAGGGTAAGAGATTTCCAGTGCAGGGCAGGGCGTTAAATAAAGCGACAGGACAAAAAAGGCTCTGTCATTATCAAAGGAACGTTATGCAGCGCAATCAGAGACACCCATGAAACGTGCATTATTGTGGCTGCTTCACTCTTTTTCAGATTGGATTGCTATTGCCGTTATTGTGGCGGGCATCTATCTCTTCATTAGCTTTGTGCCGCAGCATGCAACGCTGCTCAGTGTTGCATGGGTTGTCACCATTTCTTATCTCTATATCCGATACAGCCGCGGATAGTGATGACGTCCTGCGGGTGATCCGCTCTGATTCTTAGCCCGGGCAACCACCCGGAGAGGATACATTGTCGTAACGTAACAGGGTCAGAAGCACCGCAAAACCTCATCCGTAATCGCTTCACATTGACCATAGTCAATGTACTCTGCGAGCCTCCGTAAACGCGTAAATACGTTTATCCCGCGTATAAAAAAGCAGACGTACCCTGAGGCGGTGATATTCAACCAGGATGCGTTATGTTTTTGAAAAAAGTTATACCCTGTCTGATTTTAGCGCTGGCAAGTTCAGCTATGTCCGGCTGTGTGATGGCGGAAGGTGGTCATCATCATTATGGTCACGCTTCTGACTGGCATCATCATGGCCGACCGGCTATGCCAGATGCGTCTCAGCACATGGGGCCGCCGACTGCGGCATCCCGGCATATGGGCCCCCCGCCTGTCCGGAACCCCTCTCAGCATATGGGCCCGCCGCCGGCACCGTCCTCTGACAGCGGCATCCATCGCTGGCATGCATAAGCGCCACGCATGTGGCACCGCCTTCACAGAATGCAACACAACCTCACTGGCTCGCACCCAAAGCTCAACGGTCAGCTTGTTATCACGGCCGTTTGGCTTATTCTGAACGTTCAATCAAATGGAGGAACGTTTATGAAAGCGGCAATAGCAAATAGTGAACACCAGGTTGAAGTTGTTGAGAAGACACTGCGTCCTCTCAAAACCGGCGAAGCACGGCTCAGGATGGAATGCTGTGGTGTATGCCATACCGATTTGCATGTGAAGAACGGCGACTTTGGTGATAAAACCGGTGTCACGCTGGGTCACGAAGGTATCGGGATTGTTGAAGAGGTTGCGCCGGATGTGACCTCTCTCAAGCCGGGCGATCGCGCCAGCGTGGCCTGGTTCTTCAAGGGCTGCGGTCACTGTGAATACTGTAACTCCGGTAATGAAACGCTCTGCCGGGAGGTGGTTAATGCGGGTTATACCGCCGATGGTGGTATGGCTGAAGAGTGTATCGTGGTTGCAGACTACTCGGTCAAGGTTCCCGAGGGGCTGGACCCTTTTGCAGCCAGCAGCGTAACCTGCGCCGGCGTCACCACCTATAAAGCGGTGAAGGTCTCTGAGGTCAAACCGGGCCAGTGGCTGGCGATTTATGGTCTCGGCGGGTTAGGTAATCTCGCCCTGCAGTATGCCAAAAATGTCTTTAACGCCAAAGTGATCGCCATTGATGTGAGCGACGGCCAGCTGGCGCTGGCAAAAGAGATGGGTGCCGACCTGGTGGTGAAC